GATGGTGATAGCACAAATCTTTATTTTGCAGAATATGATACGAATGTAACATTTGATAGCCAGGAATATACCAAATTTCCAATAACACATGAAAATATAGGCGAGAACACAAAGGGCGAGATAGATGCTGTAAAGATTATGCTTGCAAATATATCTAGGCTTATTCAAGCATATTTAGAGGATTATGATTTTAGAGGAAAAAAGGTAAGGATATTGACGGTATGGGCTGATCATTTAGATGATGCCGATGCGTATATTGAGGATATTTTTTATATAGACAGCTATTCAGCGGATCAGGACAATGTTGTATTTACACTAACAAGTAAATTTGATGTATTAGGAGTTGAGATACCTGCTCGTAAATATTCAAGAAATTATTGCGGATGGAAATTTAAGTCTACGCAATGTGGATATGCAGGCGACGAAACAGAATGTTCCAAGACTTTACAAAGATGCAGAATATTGGCCAATTCAGCAAGGTTTGGTGGGTTTCCCTCTGTCCCCGTCAAGCCTGTATATGTGCCTTGAGGAATTATGGAAAATTTAACAGAAAAATATATTATAGATAAATATCTTGCGGTTCCATATTTACATCATGGTCGTGACTTGAATGGCACGGATTGTTGGGGGATAATAATCCAAATAAATAAAGAAAGAAATATAGATATATTGGACTTAGAAAACTACGAACAGGATTGGGCAAAGAACGGCAAAAACCATTTTATTGATAATTATTATGAGGATTGGGAAACGGTTAAGTTACCAAGATTTTTAGATGTCTTGTTATTTAAGAATCATCTGGGAATCGTTTCGCATGCAGGTACATATTTAAGCAATGGTAAATTTATACATACACACGAAACAGCAGGAACAATCATAAGCAGATTAACGGCTAGATGGGAACAAAGGCTTGATGGAATATATAGGTATAAAAAATGATTACTGTTAAATTAATTCCTAATATGCTAAAAAAAGAAGGACGAAAGCAAAAAACTTTTGCTTATTCCCGCCGAAAATCTATCAAGGATTATATTAAAGGAGCAGGTTATCCATTAAAAGACCTCAAGGTAATAGTCTCAGGTAAAAAAATAACAAGATTAAATTGCACCATTAACAATGGAGACGAAATTATAATTACTCCAGATGTTAAGGCTACCATGATCCTTTCTACATTAATGGGTGCTCAAGCTTGGGCGGCCGCCTCTGCTACAATAGTTGGAATAGCCGCAGCTATTGATATTATTTTAACACTCGCTTCTATAGGATATTCAATTTATTCTACTATTATGAGTAATAGAAAACCATCGTTTAATACAGCGGGGAAAGGAATAGACGAAAGCTCCCCTACATATGGTTGGGATGGAATAAGAACTGTCCAAGAGATAGGTATTCCGGTAGCGGTTCTTTATGGTGAGCATAAAATAGGTGGAAATGTTTTAAACGCTTACATAAGGACTGACGGAGACAAAAACTACCTTAACGTTCTTTTAGGATTATGCGAAGGCGAAATCTATGACATTGATACGATTAAAATAGATGATAATCCTTCTGAAAATTTTGATGGAATAACCGAATACAAGAGATATGGAACAAATGACCAATCTATAATATCAAATTTTGAAGATGCTCATAATGTGTATGATGTAAACGTAGAACTCACAAAGGATAACGCCCATGTTTACACAACGATAGATGATGATGTAGAAGTTTTTGAGATACATCTTCAATTACCTGGAGGATTATTTAAGCAAGATGCTACTACTGGCGCGGTTCAGTCATGGGATGTTACATATAAAGTAGAGTATAAATTGCATGCTGATCCCTCATATACAGATTTAGGTTCAACTACTATTTCTAAAAAGACTCGTTCAACAATAAGAAGGGTATATAGAAAAGATGGACTTACTGCGGGGCAATACGATATAAAAGTTACGAGAACATCTGACGATAGTCAATTAGATCCATTAATGCAGGGCGATTTGCAATGGACACAATTAGATGAAATAAAAACAGATGATTTTATTTATCCCAACACTGCTTTGTTAGGAATAGAAGCGTTAGCAACTGAACAATTAAGTGGAGCTATGCCTAATTTTTCGTGCGTAGCTAAAGGGAAAATGGTCAGCGTTCCTAAAATATTATATCCTAATGTTGTCGGAAATCCCATATTTGCTGATTGGACAGGTGATTTACCGGATTATTATACAAAAGTAGGGGCTGGAATCACGCTTGCGAAAGAAGCAACCATTAAGCATACGGGCGATTATTCATTAAAAATAACGCGCGCCGGAACAGACGGGGGAGTTACACAGACTAATGGAGATGAGCTTACTTGGAATAATATGATAGTTGGTCATTGGTATGAAATATCTGCTTATATGAGGAACGATGGTTCTTCCTGCGAAGCAAAACTGCTGCTTTTAAATGGTTCTACCGAAGAAACCCCACAGTTTGAAGATGACGTTACTTGGACCAAACACACAATAACATTCAAAGCTGAGAGCACAACAGTAACACTGCGGTTATATGCCGCAGTAGCAAATGGATCTGTTTATTTTGATAACATCCAACTTATAGGTGAAGTAGAATATGATCAATATTATTGGGACGATGATAATAGCAAATTTAAAATGACAGAAGACAATACAGAATTGGATTGGGACGAAACTACTTATCATGATAAATATTCAGCAAATCCTGTTTGGTGCATGAGAGACTTACTTTTAAACTCACGTTATGGATTAGGAGAGTTTGTAGACTCAACAAATCTTAGTGTCAGCTTATTGTTGGAGATGTCTAAATATTGTGATGAGTTAGTACCTAATGGTTTAGGGGGGTATGAAAAAAGATTTAGAATGGATGTTATGATAGATAGTGCTGCTCCTGCCCCTGATATAATTACGCAATTATGCGCTATTTTTAGAGGCCTTCCTTTTTATTCGGAAGGGATTATAAATTTTAAGATAGATAAACCAGAAGATCCTGTTCAACTATTTACAATGGGTAACATTATAGAAGATAGCTTCACTCAGAATTGGAAATCTATCAGAGATATTCCAAATGTAATAGAAGTGCAATTTTTAGATAAAGATAAAAATTACAAGCAGGATACAATAGCTTACACAGATAATGCAGCATTAGCCGCTGGTGATCCTATGCGTAAGGAAGGCGTTAGAGTTTTTGTCACAAGTTTATCAAGAGCAATAAAAGAAGGCCGATACGCTGCAAAGGTAGCTAAATATATAAATAGATCTGTTGGTTTTAAAGCGGGCATAGACTCTATCGCTTGTCAAGCAAGTGACGTTATAGCCGTTGCCCATGATGTGCCACAATGGGGATTTTCAGGTAGGGTCCAATCTGGATCTAGTGTCTCTAAAGTTATGGTAGATCAAGGGCTGGTGATAGAAGATGGAAAATCTTATGCCATAATGGTGCAATTTTCAGATGACACCATAGAGGAAAGGGTCGTAACTAATCTTTCGGGCACAGAAACAGGAATTACAGTATCGAGTGTATTCAGCCAAGCCCCAAGCGCTTATGATAAATATAGTTTTGGAGAAACAGATAAAGTAAAGAAGAATTTTAGAATAATTTCGATTCAAAAAGATAGTGCTAATGAGGCTGCTATATCGGCAATAGAATTAGATGACGATGTTTATGATGATAGCGAGATAACAATACCAGATAATAATTACTCTTCTTTAATCCTTACTGTTCCAAATGTCAGGAATTTATCTTTAACTGAAAGATTGGTCAAACGCCCAGGAGGAGCCATAGATAACGCAATCGATGTTTGGTTTGATAAACCAGAACTTTATTCTAGTTATGTAAAAAGATACCAAAAAGCAAAAATATATTTATCTGAGGATAACACAAATTGGGCGTATAGGGGTGAAACTTTTGGAGATGAGCTTTCAATAATTGGTGATGTGATAAGTGGCGTTACTTATTATGTAAAGGTTGTAACTGTAGCTGATACCGGAGAAGAGGGTTCTTTTTCTAATTCACCGAGTTCTTCAATAGAATTATTAGGAAAAGCCGCGCCGCCATCGGATGTCGCTTCATTTTTAGTCAACCAAAGTAGAGATAGATTAGTTATGGGGTGGGCAGAGATTGATGATTTAGATATTTGGGGATATGAAATAAGATGGGGCACTTCATGGGATAGTGGCCATATAGCGGTGTTTAAACAAGGAAATGACCATATTACAATAGATTTTAGAACAGGTTCGGGGCAAAGCTACTGGATAAAAGCCATAGATACATCTGGTAATTACTCTGAAAATGCCACAGAGGCCATAATAACAATAGATAATATACCATTTAGAAACATCATAACAGAATATTCAGAGCAGACAGCCTGGACGGGCACAAAAAGCGATACAGAGAAATCCGGCGATAACTTAATATTATCAGCCGCAAAACTAACAGGAACTTATATAACGCCAATAAGAGACGTTGGATATGTAGCAACATTTTTAGTAGCAATAGAGGTAATAACGGCCATCACGCAAGGAAGGGCATTTGACGATGATGGTACGACAAAATTTAACTCAAGCACCACGGAAAGATTTACGGGGGCCGAAACGCCTGGTGCAGCGACATTTAGGATAAAAACATCAGAAGATAATATTACATGGACAGACTATGTTGCATATCAAGTTGGAGATTATAAATGCAGATATTTTCAAATTGAACTGACTTTAACGAGAGCAAATGTAACTGATAGTTTATTGTGTTCTACTTTTGATTATTTCTCAGATCTTCCAGACGTGGATGAAATTCAAGATGGTGAAGTGACGGTTGCAGCAGATGGAGATGATATAGTTTTTGAAAAAACATATCACGAATCACCTGCTATGAATATTGTGATATTAACAGGGGATGGAGTTTATGGAAAAACAACAGG